TTACATACTTTCTAAAATTTTAGTTGTTTTTTTGTCCTCTTCATTAAATTTTTCTTCTAACAAATGAGAATACACGGATGTAGTTATTGCTATATTTTTATGACCTAATCTTTTAGAAATGTAATGTATAGATACACCTTTTGCTAGTAAATAAGAACAATGAGTGTGTCTTAATGCGTGCGATGTAATAATTGGTATATTATTGACTCTACAGGCTGATTTCAAAGCATTATTGATAGCATGAAGGTTAATTATAGATCCAGCTTCTTTGAAAATGTAACCATCATAGCTAATTGCAAATGAACTTATGACGTCTATGATGTGTTTCATATCAGATTTAGCGATACTGATATATCTAGGGGAAGTATCGGTTTTTCGCTCGTCAATAAATATAGTGTTTTTCACTTGGTTGATATGATCAATCTTTATATTTCTTGCACCACTGACACGACAACCCGTACAAATCATTATGAATAGCGCTAATGATGAACGAGTTCTCTTCTTTCTGACGTGATCTTTTAGTATTTCATATTCAGTTACCGAGATGAATTTTTCTTGTTCTGACTTCGTAGGTTTTCCGGCTTTATAGTTAACTTTATAAGCGGGGTTTTTAAAAATAAGCCCATCATATAATGCGTCATCTAAAGCTGATCGAATAGCACCGTTTGTTTTTCTTATAGTTTCTTTTGCGTGTTCTTTTGAATAGTCGTTTATGAATTTCTGATAAACTTGTCTGTTTATCTTTGATATCTCCATTTTACCTATTTTATGTTGTTGTATATGTTGTAAGGCATTTTTGTAATGACGGTAGGTATTTTCTTTAACAACAGGTTCTTTATAAGTTTTAATCCAATTTTCGAAGTATTCTTCAAGGGTTATACCGTTATCTATATTAAAACCGTTTCTTAACTCATTCAATTTGTCCAATCCAGCTGAATTAGCTTCTCTCTTTGTTCTAAAACCTTTCTTACGGTATCTTTTGCCTTCATGCTTAAATTCATATTGCCATTTCTTACCATCATAACAACGTGTTTTCATATGCTCCCTCCTCAAAATTGGCAAAAAAATAATAAGGGTAGGCGGGCTACACGTGAAAATGTATAAAAAAAGACCAGATGAATTAACATCTGGCCAGCCGGATTGGTTACCGGAAATTTATACCTTGATTATAATAGATTAACGATAAAAAGTAAAGATAATTATGATAAAATGTTAGCTTTCATAAAATCTTCTATAATTTTTAAAGTTTCTTCATTGAAAGATATATGGCCAGTTGGATCGTAATCATTAAGTTTGCTTATTCTTTTTTTACTGATAGTGGTAACTTGAGATGGAATTGCATAAGTTTGTTTGCCTAGAAACCTTTCGTAACGCTCAATAATTTTTGCAAGTTGCATATATTTATTTTCAATCTCATCAAGTTCTTTTTCGATTTCTGGATTTAAGTTTTTTACTTTTGTGTATTTTGCGTGCATTTCTTTTATTCTATCCAAATCGAATTGTAAAGTTTTGTGGTCAGATTTCATTTTTTCTAAAGCTTTTAGTATTATATTCTCTTGTAATTTTAATGAAAATTTGGTGTCTTTTGAAGTAAGTGGAACTATAGTAATTAGCTCATTGCGTTTGTTGTCATTTTTATTTAAAACGACGCAAAAATGGTTCCCTGAGAATTCAGAACCAATGTTAACACCTAGTTTAGCGTATACAATAGTACCTCTTGGATACGCTTTAAAGTATTTTTTGGTTAGTTAAGGTTGTTTCATTTTTAAAAATTATTGATTTTGTATAAAGCCAGTCATCCAAATATTTAAATTTGAATTTTCCGCTATTGCAAACTTCTTCAAAGTTATTTACAGCTTTTAATATTTTATCTTTGCTACTTTTTTGGTGGAATTTCTTTCCATCCCTCATCCTCCTCACGCCACACAGGCGCTATTAATCACAATACAACTTTTCCCATTACTTTAATATCACTAAACGAAGAATCTTTATATTTATCATCTACGAGTTGGATGTCAGGTCTGTCTGCATCAGTGTGATACTATTTATTTTTAAAAATTAAAAAAATTCTTATTATTTGGTATATGTTTATTAAACCAAGAAGAAACCTTAAAACTTTATAGCCAATTAAGTATGGCCCTGTGGTCCATATTATATTGTAATCATTAAGAAAAATCATCAAAAAGCTGAGTAGTATTACAATAACTCTAAAAGGAATTTGGCTAATTTTAGGCACCTCAAATCTATTTGTTTTCTTGATTATCGATTTTTTCTTCTAATATTTTTAACACTTTTCTTATTTTATATGTTGGAGTGTCTTTATACAAAGAATGGCTGAATATGTTACCATTTTGAGTTTTAACTGTATAAATAATATTACTTCTTTTATTTTCAAATCTTAAAATTTGCATTTTTAATTCCCCTTATTTATATTAAATCGCCACACAGGCGCTGTTAATACTTCAATTCTTTAATCCACATATATTTGAAAGTGAGATAGTAGATAATGAATATAAGGATTAGAGTTAAGATTAAATTTTTCATGTCAATTTCTCCTTTGTTTATATTTATATTAGTTCTTCTTTCATATACTATCTTATTAGTGAATATTTGCTCCTGGTACTGCGCTAGCACCAGCTCTTGCTTCCTCTTCTTTTCCTTTTTTGTATTCTTCAAAAGCTTTAGCCTGTTCATCTTTAGTCCAGCCAGGTGAAACAACATGGTCGTCATTTAAATTAGTATTTTGCGAATCATTATCATTTATATTTGCAGGAGCATTATCAGATGGGACTGAATTATTATTAAATTGATTGTTTTGTGTTTGGTTTTGATTAGTTGTATTGTTTTGTACGCTATTATTAGGTGGATTTTTATCTTCAACTTTTTTCGTTTTTTCTTTTTGCTTTTTTGGTTTGCTATCTTTGTGTTTTTGTGTTTGTGACTTTTTATTTTCTTCTTTTTTTGGTTTTTCTTTTTCACCACAAGCTGTTAAAGCTAATGTACTTACTAGTAGCAGTCCGATTACTTTTTTCATATGTATCTCTCCTTTGTTTATATTTCCTTATATTTAAAAACTCTCAACGGCTCAAACGTAATAGAATACTCGCCATAGTGAGTTCCAATACCATATATCTTTTTATATTGTTCTATAGCTTCTAGTATGTATGATTCACTCAACTGCAGATACTCTGACAACTCGTACAAATTACGAACACCGTAGTTGTGAGCTTCTACAATTTCATGTAGCGGTACAGCTGAAGTAAAACCATGTCTACGTGCATAATTTTCAAATTTTCTATTAATCCATTTTGATTGGTCTAAAATGTTGCCATACGTCAACTTGTGGTGCGCAAGTTCCTCATATAACACTTCTGCTTTACGTACTTCTGATAAATTACGCCTTATATAAATTTTTCCGTTCATATAGCATCCAGGTTGGAAATTTGGAAGCTGGTCAGTTTCTTCTATCTTTATTTTTTCGTTATTTATGCAAAGTTCTTCGTATAATCCCAATATAAACACCCTTTATTTGTCTCTATTTCTAACCCATTCAATGAATCTATTTACTTCTTCAATCTCTTCTTCAGTTAATCCCTCCTTATCAAAATGAGCAGCAATTGTTTCTTGATGTATATCTTTTTTTGATTCAGTAATTCTTGATTTCGGTACATTGAAGTAATCTGCAAGTTGTTGAACTCTTTTAATTCGTGGATATTTAGTTTGTTGAATCCAATTGGAGACTGTAGGTTGAGAAACTCCAATAGCTTCAGCAAGTTCTCTCTGATCAATATTTTTATCATTCATAAGTTCTTGAAGGTTTTCAGATAAAATTTTTCTGACTTTATTATTCTCCATAGTTGTCTCCTTTAATATTACTTAATGTAATATTAACTTACCATAACCGACATTACTTTACAATACTTTTTATAACTTTTAGGTAATGTAACAAATGGACATAAACAAAGATCTTAAAAGGAGGAACGTCAAATGAACGAAGAAAAATTAAAGATGATTCTCTTACTTCTTGAAGATGTACCAAGAGACGAATGGAATCGATTAGTAAATGAAGTAAATAATCAATACAGTTACCAAGCTGACAAGGTAGGACTTGCCAGTGATAACTGTCAACAAATAGCAAATAACTATAAGCACTATGGATTTTAAGATGGATAAGGACTATCGTTATTCTTTTCACCTTTAACGTTAATGTCGAAATACAAAACATGATCTAAACTGACAACTCTATCTTTTGGATGAATGATGTGTAGAGTTTTGCTTTCAGCATTTTTCATATGTTCTTGTACTTTAATAACTTCACCATTAATTAAATGTAAATCTAAAGAAGTAACGTTTTCTTTATCTAAATATTGAGTGAGCAATCTCTTATGCATACTTATTACCTCCTTAGGTTGATAACAACATTATACACGGAAGGAGGAGCAACAATACAAGCTCAAAACAAAAAAGTCATCTATTACTACTACGACGAAGAAGGTAATAGACGACCAATAGATATTCAAATTAATGACGGATATGAACTGATGGTCCAATCTCATTTCATCAACGACACCATTGAAGAAATACCATACTTAAATAATAACTTATATGCATTGGTTGATGGTTATGAATTTAAGTTAAGTTAAATTTTTGAGAAAGATATTGAAAAGCTAATTTTCCCATAAGGTTAAGAGACATACTGGATGTTTTGTTAACGACTCTTTTAACTTCGTTCCAAGTTTTATTGTCTCTAATATTATCGAGAAATTCATGGCCAGACCAAGTGATGTCATTAATAATCCAAGAAACGACCCTGCCTTCGATGAATTTCAGATCGCAACCAATAAATTTAGCTTCTTCTAATTTTAAAAGTGAATACATTACTGTTTCAAAATCATATTTATCAAAAATAATATTATCGTTGAAATTATGTCGAGTAAGTGGTTCACCTATTTTCTTATTAGATTCTATTTCTAAGAGCAAGAGTCTAACGCAATCGTGGTTAAGTTTCATCCTATCACCTCCTTAACAGGAGTATAGCAGTAAGGATCATAAACAACTTAAAAGGAGGAATGACAAATGTTACAAAAATTTAGAATAGCCAAAGAAAAAAGTAAATTAAAACTCAATTTACTGAAACATGCAAACAGTAATTTAGAAACAAGAAACAACCCTGAACTATTGCGAGCAGTTGCAGAGTTGCTTAAAGAGATTAATCGATAAATTCTATGAATTCGATTTTAGCCGAAGCGATAGCTACTACTTTGTCCCCAACAAAAGTATATGAGCCATTAGTGAACAAGGAACTTTTAATTTTTTCTTTACAGAGCGAATAATAGCAAACTTTAACATTTATCGAAAGGAGTGATAGAGATGCCGCACATTTTAAACGTAACAGTTCCAATACCTGAAACACATGTACTTATCACAAAAGAGGAATATGATGAGCTCATAGGTTACTCATTAGATCCTGTATGGAACATGAGCGATTTAAAAAAGAAGTTGAAAATTGCATCTGATGAGACTATCAAGGACAGATTACTATTTCATCCTAGATTTGAAAAAGAACTGAGAGCACAAGGAATTGTACATTATCCTGATGAGAATTTTAATCGTTGGAGATTTAATGCAAGAAAGATGAATAAGTTTGTCGATGAACATTTCAACGAGATTTATAAGGAGAGAGTTAAATGAGCGACACATATAAAAGCTATCTATTAGCAGTATTATGCTTCACAGTCTTAGCGATTTTACTCATGCCGTTTCTATACTTCACTACAGCATGGTCAATTGCAGGATTCGCAAGTATCGCAACATTCATATACTACAAAGAATACTTTTATGAAGAATAAAAAAACTGCTACTTGTTGGAGCAAGTAACAGTATCAAACACATCTAATAAAGAAATAAAGATGTGTTCAATATAAATCAAAAAACAGAGGAAGTCAAGATGTATTACGAAATTGGAGAAGAACACGTTAAACCAATTAAAGTAGATGGTTTCAAATTCTTTGTACATGCCATTAGAGAAGTTAACGGCGTCGCAATAAAAGTGAATGATATTGACCGTCGAGAAGTGTACAACATCGTTGTCACAGACGAATCAGGTTTACAAATAGCGATGGATAACATCAATGCCGCCATCTACGAATGGATTGAACTCAACACAGATGAACAAGAGCGAATAATTAACATGATCATGAAATGGTAGGTGCGATATGAAACCACATAAATTTAAACGAATGGCTATTGACCTAATAGAGCGTGTACAAAGTACTGCTTATCAAGTGGATTACAAGTACAACATTATACGGGTTTGGCACTACAGCGATGACTACTTAGGAAGAATTGCATCAATCAATATGCATAACAATGTAGATGATGACAGTGCGTTATTAACTAAATATGAGAAAGCTAAAAAAGTACTAGCAGGGGAGGCGTTGATAGATGAATAAAACATAGTAAGGAGAGTAAACAATGAATTATGAAATTATCGCATCTGGTTCTAAAGGTAACGCCGTAGCTATCAATGATGTCATGGTAGATTGTGGTATCGCTTTTAAAAGAATGAAAAATTATTTGTACGATATCAAGTATTTACTCATTACACATAAACACAGTGATCATGTTAAGCCGTCAACACTGAAACGGATAAAAAAGGAGTTTCCTCATATCACTGTCATTAGTAATTATGAAGTAGCGCAATATTATGAGGTAGACATTATTATCAATGCTGGATATCCAATGGACATAGGAGATTATACATTTGAAGCTTTTGAATGTATCCACGATGTAGTGACTTATGGATATGTATGGCGATTTGAAGGTAATGAAATTATTTATGCCACTGATACTAGCAGTTTAGAACATGCGCCTAAAAAACAATATGATTACTTGTTTTTAGAATCTAATTATGACATTACCAAGTTAGAAATGGTGAGAGGTAAAACAAAAACCTACGGTTATGACCCATACGCTTCAGGGTTGCGACATTTGAGTACAAAAGACTGTAAGACTTTTTATTATATGTATCGACGCAATAGAGATTCTGAATTAATTGAATTGCACAAATCTGAACGATTTTATTAAGGAGAATAAAAGATGACATTAGAACAACAACTATTGATGGCTTTTGAAGATTTAGAAAGCTTCACTTATAAAGATGTAGCTAGAGAACTAGGAATAAAATAACCTTATGCAAGAACTTTACTTTCGAGACTTAAAACAAAAGGGAAAGTTCAATTTTTAAGCAAAGGAACGTGGCAAGTTGTTCATTCAGGTATTGAATACACAGTAAAAGATAGAAAAAGAACGGTATTACAAGAACAGTTTGAACTGCTCGCACGTTTGAATGAAGAATCAGATGATCCTGAAGATATTGAAGAACGTATCAAATTAATGATAAGACTAGCCAAATTATTCTAAGGAGGACCTTATGAACGAACTTATAAAACATCATGATTTCAATGTTGTTACAACACAAGGTTCAGTTGTTTTTGAAGAATATGACGAATTGTTAAGTCAAGCTCAGAACCTTGCCGAACATGTTAAAACGGTTGAAGTTAATGAAGAGAACATTAAAGAAGCTAAAGATTTAATGGCTCAGATGAACAAACGTGTTAAAAGTATCGAAGATACAAGGAAGCAAGTTAAGAAGTTATTACTTGAACCCTATAACAGTTTTGAATCGCAAGTTAAGACTATTAAAAGTGTTATAGATAATGCTGTTTCACATATCAGAAATCAAGAACGCGAACTTGTTGAACAAGAACGTGAAGATAAAAAACAAGCGATCATTGAAATTTTTGACAAAAGAATACGACATTATGACTTTGAAAAAGTATTAGGATTCTCTGATTTTTTAAAACCGCAACATTTGAATAAGTCTTATTCGATGACAAAGGTTGAGAAAGATTTAGTGGATTGGTTGGAAAAGAGTAAGCGAGATTTAGAAGTCATTTATCAGTCAGGAGATGTAGACGATTTAATCATTGAATACCAAAACACTCAAGATTTATCTATGGCTTTTGACATCGTAAATAAACGCAAGGAACGAAAGAAACAAATTGAACAAGTGAAGCAACAACCAAAGCAAAATGTGCACGTTTTTATTGTAAACAACGATAAGGACGCACGACTAACAAAACTATTACTTGAACAAAATAATATCGAATTTACACACGAAATTAAATAAAAAATTAAAGGAGTTTTACATTATGACAAATAATACTGAAATCAGAAAATCATTACCATTAGAGGAAGTTGAATATAACGAAGGTACAGCGACACTTACATTTTTAGATAAAGAACAAGGCCAAATCTTACAGGTTAAGTTGCATAGCAAGATATTTGATAAAGACACTAAGAAAAGAATTGATGACGCTGAACAAGCTGAACGTGCTGAAAAAAATGCGCAAGAATACTTCGGGGTTGCGTTTGACGATTTAAATAAAGCAGTTGGACAAGAACATGATATTTACGTATACGATCGTTTCTGTTCGTTATGGGAAGTTGAAGTTGTTGAAAAATTAAACAAAGATATGGAAGGCGAAATTTTCCAGACAACTATTGAAGAAGTTAAAGACGATGGTAGAGGTATCCGTATCCGATTCAAATATGATGGTAAAACATATGAATCAAAAATGATGTATTCAGATTATAAAGAAAGTCTAGGTCAATGGTTTGTGAACCCAAACAAACAGAACACTCAATACAGTAAATTTGCTGATAAATTCGGTGTGAGTATTGAAGAAGCTGATGAAATCGTAGGTAAAGAAATCATGGTAGAAGTCAAAGTCGCATTCGGTAAACATGCTTATGCTGACATCAAAAAACCTAAATGGAGTAAATAATCGAAAAAAGGTGATCTAAATGAATTCTGTAATAGTAAAAGATGAAGACTTATTATTTTACGACATTGAGGTTTTTAAACATAATGCATTTGTCGTGTTCAAAGATATAAACAAAAATGAAGTAGGTTTATTTCATAACGATTTTAACGGCATTGCGGAATTAATAAAAAACAAAGTACTGGTAGGTTATAACAATCATTTTTACGATGACAAGATTTTAAGCAATATGTTAAATAGTTATACACCAGAATATATTAAGAAAATTAACGATGAAATTATCAACGGTCAGAAACACGCATATATCAATAAGTTGCTACCTCGTACCCTTGATGTATTTCAACAAATTGATGTCAGTAAACCCTCACTCAAAAGAGTTGAGGGGAACGCTGGCAAAATGATTTTAGAGTCTAGTGTTGACTTTACAATTGATAGAGCGTTAACACCTAAAGAGTTACAAGAAGCTATTGATTATTGTAGATATGATGTTGATACGACTATAGAAATTTATAAAAGACGAAAAAACTCATATTTCATGCCTAAGTGGTCATTGGTGAACAGATTGGGAAATCCGAAGGCTGATAAATGGAATACTACAACAATTAGTGCGAATGTTCTGACACACAAACCTTTACCTAAATGGTCAAGCATAAGACTGCATAAAGATGTTAATAAGCTGAATCATGAAAAGAATATCGAAATGTTAAATCTCGTACCTGAAAAAGTACAAGAACTATGGTTAAACCAATCTAAAGGCGCAGTAACGATTGAAGATTTTGATTGCAATATTGAGTTTGGATTTGGTGGACTACATGGTGTTAATAAGAAAAAAAAAGATGTTAAAAATGTAAAATTACTGGATGTAACATCGATGTACCCTTCAATTTTAATTAATATCAACGGTTTGGAAACTGCTACTAAGACTTATGCAGACATTTTACAAGAGCGTAAAGAAATAAAGCACAAAGATAAGACATTATCAGATGCGTTGAAACTTGTTTTAAACAGTGTATACGGTAATTTAAATAATCAATATTCACTACTGTATGACCCGAATAAACAAAAGTCTGTATGTTTTTATGGTCAGATAGCTTTATTTGACTTATGCAAAAGGCTTTCAAAGTCATGTGAGATTATCAACATTAACACCGACGGTGTAGCTTTCATTACAGATAGTGATGAATATAAAGAAGTTTGGAAAGCGTGGGAAAAAGACTTTAATTTAACGCTTGAAGAAGATGAATTTACACACTTCATACAAAAGGATGTTAATAACTATGTTGCGATTGAACCCTCTGGAAAAGTTAAAACAAAAGGCGGCGATGTTAACAATTACCATGAAGATAATTGGTTTAAAGCAAATACAGCAAGGATTATAGACATAGCTATTACAGACTACCTATTGTTCAAAAAAGACCCTAAACAAACGCTTATAGAACACTTAGACCATCCTATTTTATACCAATATATCTTACAAGCTTCACGTAAATTTGCGGGTACATTCGATCAACATGATAAAGAGTATCAGCGAATTAATAGAATTTTCCCTGCTAAAAAAGAAAGCGTCACACTTGTTAAAAGACGTTTAGACGGTGGAATTACGAAATTCCCTAACACACCGCAGAACATGTGGGTGTTCAATGATGATTTAGAGAATTTGGACATTGAAACATTTAAAAAGAATATAGATTTAAACCATTATTTAGACATTATTATTGATAAATTAACCAAAGGTTGGAACGCATGGTCGAGTTAATGAACAACTAAAAGTCAAATATGAAAGAGGTGAATCATTTGACCTTTGTTGAATATCAGAAAGGAAAGAAACATGCAGGAAAAGATGCAGATGAATCAGGAACGTCTGAAAGCTTTGAAGACTGTGGAATAAAGCTAACTGAAAAGGATTTAGTCGTTGATATAGATAATGTTTCAAAAGATGTAATTAGAGCAATTATTCAATTTTTTAACATTGAAACACAAACAGTTTGGACTGACAGAGGTGTGCATTTCTATTTCAAAAAGCCTGAAAACTTTAAAGGCGCTAATGCGATAAGCGCGTTAGGTTTTCCTATTGAGTATAAACATATTGGTAACACTAAATCAGTGACTGTTAAACGTAATGGTGTTTTAAGACAGATAGATAATGAAGGCATTAGAGAAAACCTGCATGAAGTATTTCATCTCAATAGAAAGATTAAAAACAACCTTTTAGGTATGGGCGAATCCGACGGAAGAAATGACGCACTATATAAGCACAAAATGGCTATCTATGCGCTGAAAGATGTAAAGAAGGTGTTAAATTTCATCAATGAATTTATATTCGCTGACAAGCTCCCTAGTGAGGAAATAAGCACCATCGCAAGAGACCAAGCAGTAGACACTAAAGAAATGACGTTTGACACGATTGCTAAATCTATAGTGAATCAGTATTATGTGAGATTTTACAACAATGTTCTGTTTTTTAGAGATGATGAAGGTAAATTTATCAATGATGAAAACATGTTAAAAAGAAAAATACATCAATTTCTAGATCAGAAAGACAGTAGAAACGTAGAAGAAGTTTATAAACAATTGTTATTAATGTCACCAATCATCACATTAGGTGAAGATGAATCGTTTGAAATTCATTTTAACAACGGTTACTTACATGAAGGACGTTTTTATGAAATGGATAGTAAAACATTTACACCATATCACATTGACGTTAATTATAACCCTGATGCTGAAGCTGTTGAAGTGGTGGATAACTATTTGAATCACTTGAGCAACAACAATGAAGACTATAAAAAGCTAATTCTCGAAGTCTTAGCACATACATTAATTATCAATAAAGAATTCAAACGAATGTTAGCTAAGTTCTTCATTTTTGTAGGTGATGGCGGCAACGGAAAAGGTACGTTACTGACAATCATCAGAGCAATATTGAATCGTAAAAACTGTAGTGGTTTATCAATAGGTGACATGGCAGATGAAAGATACTTTGTGACCATGCAAGGTAAGTTGGTGAATCTCGGTGATGATATTGAGGATGAACCGATTAACAATAAACAAATGAAAGCATTAAAAAACATCAGTACGTGTGACTTTGTAAGCACTAGACAATTGTTTCAACAAGCTACTGAGGTTGAAATGACTTTAAGCTTAATATTCACAAGTAATCACATTTTAAAGTCTTGGGAAAAAGGAGAGTCATATAAACGTCGTGTTATGTGGCTTCCTATATACACCAAACCTGCTAAAAAAGAAAAGAACTTTATTCAAAAGTTAACACAACAAGACGCTTTGGAGTATTGGATTAAGTTAATCATAGAAGCTTATGAGCGGTTATATGCGAATGAAAAATTTACAGTATCTGAAGTTGTTGAGAAATTTAACGATCAATACCATGAAGAAAACAATAACTTCCTATTATATTTACAAGACTTTGAGCGTAAAGATTTTATAAACATGAAACCTAAACAAATATATGACGAATATGAAGCATGGGCAGAAGAGAATGATTTACACCCTCAATCTAAGAAACAGGTCAAAGACACAATAGAAAAGAACTATGGACTCGTCGTTAAAGGCAGAAGGATAAACGGCAGCACACAAAGAGTTTACGTAGAACTAAACGAGGAGGCAAAAGAATGACAGCTGAAGAACTTTATTATGATACAAAATGGCGATTTGAAAATCATTTTAAAACTGATGATATGAAAGAGCAACTTATTAAACATGGTCATGATTACATTAAATGGTTGGAAAACAAAGTGAATGAGCTTGAAGATGATCTAGAAGAATTAACATGTGAGGACTGAGGATGAGACAAATGATTAGTAAAGAAGAAAAAGAATATAGATTAGCATTAGGTCAATCGTTAAGAAGGCGCAGGGAAATGATGGGTTTATCAATGAGCGATGTAAACACAGCTTTAGGCATAAATAAAGGAGCGCTTCACGGATACGAAAAAGGGACTAGAAAAGTACCTTTAGAAAAGGTATATGAACTAGCTGAACTATACTTAGCTAGACCATCCGACATATTTCAAGGTGCTTATGATAGAATGCATTACGGTTATACCTTAGATTGGAACGACTTTTTAAAACTGGAGTTTGACGACAATCATAATGAGATTATCATTAGTTCAAAGATGAACAAGAAACAAGCGAATATACATTTATCGCCCCAAAATATACATTTTATAGAATCGACATTTAAGCTTTAGTTTTGAAACTCTGTAACACTTTTCAAATTAAAAAAGTGAGTTAAAAAAGGTTGCACAGTTTCAAAAGTTCCGATTTTTCAAAAATGCAAAACGTTGATTTGACGGGCTTTTGTGTTACATTTTTTTTGAAAATATAACAAAATGTAACAAAAATGTGATGGGGTTGAGCCTTACTCCCCGTTACGTTTTCAGCTTTGCGTTACAAAATTACATTTTATATCTTTAAAAGTAATATAAATATAGAGTTGTTTTAAAAAGAAAACGTAACACACTGAAAAAATAAAACAACACTGTTTCCCAGAAGAATTGGCAAATCAAAACGTAACATGTCACACGAACTCTGAATGTCTTGGGAGAGTAAGGGTGAAGGGCGTTACATTTTCAAAATAAAAATGTGATGGAAATGTAACACTTAAATGAATGTTTATGCATAATTAGTGAATAAAAATGCGTTAAGGAAGTGATCTAATGCAACAACAAGCATATATAAACGCAACGATTGATATAAGGATACCTACAGAAGTTGAATATCAGCATTTCGATGATGTGGATGATGAAAAAGATGCGCTAGCAGAGCGCTTAGATGACAATCCGTATGAATTACTAAAGTATGACAGCATAACAATAAGACATGCGTATATAGAGGTGGAATAAATGAGTATCGTAAAGATTAACGGTAAACCATATAAATTTACCGAACATGAAAATGAACTGATTAAAAAGAATGGGCTAACTCCAGGAATGGTTGCAAAAAGAGTGCGAGGTGGCTGGGCGTTACAAGAAGCCTTACATGCACCTTATGGTATGCGCTTAGCTGAGTATAAAGAAATTGTGTTATCCAAAATCATGGAGCGAGAGAGCAAAGAACGTGAAATAGCTAGACAACGACGTAAAGAGGCTGAGCTAAGAAGAAAGAAGTCACATTTGTTTAATGTGCCTCAAAAACATTCACGTGGTCCGTACTGGTTTGATACTACTTATAAGCAAATGTTTAAGAAATGGCAGGAAGCATAAATGCCTAAAACAGATAGCGCACGCAAAGAATACTTAAACCATTTTTTCGGCTCTAAGAGATATCTGTATCAGGATAGCGAACGAGTGGCACATATCCATATAGTAAATGACACTTATTACTTTCACGGGCATATCGTACCAGGTTGGCAAGGCGTGAAAAAGACATATGATACAGCTGAAGAGCTCGAAACATATATAAAGCAACATGGTTTGGAATACGAGGAACAGAAGCAACTAACTTTATTTTAGAGGAGATGAAAATGATGAATAACCGCGAACAAATCGAACAATCAGTTATAAGTGCTAGTGCGTATAACGGCAATGACACAGAGGGATTACTAAAAGAGATTGAAGACGTGTATAAGAAAGCACAAGCGTTTGATGAAATACTTGAAGGAATGACAAATGCTATTCAACATTCAGTTAAAGAAGGTATTGAACTTGATGAAGCAGTAGGGATTATGGCAGGTCAAGTTGTCTATAAATATGAGGAGGAACAGGAAAATGAGCAATAAAAGTAATTCAGAAATAATCAAAAGAGTATTAGAAACGAGCAAAAGCGACATAAATATTTGGGATGTACTAAGCGAGTTTGACAGTGAACAAGAGGAAGAAATACTTGATTTTATAGATGAGAACATTGAAGAATTTGAAATATTCCTCAATACCGCACTAATTCATATTGTTGAAAGATTGAAATTGAGAATAGCGTTTGCTACAGCTAGGGAGGCACAGGAAAATGACTAACACATTGACAATTGATCAGTTACAAGAGTTATTACAAATACAAAAGGAGTTCGACGATAGAATACCGACGCTGAACTTAGGAGATAGCAAGATTGCATATGTAGTTGAATTCTTTGAATGGTTTAATACATTGGAAACGTTTAAGAACTGGAAGAAGAAACCAGGTAAGGGATTTCACCGTAAACAAAAAGGGGGATAGAGATGATTAAAGAAATATTAAGACTATTATTCTTACTAGCGATGTATGAGCTAGGTAAGTATGTAACTGAGCAAGTATACATTATGATGACGGCTAATGATGATGTAGAGACGCCGAGTGAGTATGAAAAAATCAGAGCTGAAGTTTCATGGTAATCGCTATTATCATTTTTTGAATTAATTATATTAATGTGTTTAGCAATAGCACTGGAGGTGTTGTAAATATGTGGATTGTCATTTCAATTGTTTTAGCTATATTTTTATTGATCTTGTTAAGTAGCATTTCTCATAAGATGAAAACCATAGAAGCATTGGAGTATATGAATACTTATCTTTTCAAGCAGTTAGTAAAAAATAATGGTGTCGAAGGCATAGAAGATTATGAAAATGAAGTTGAACGAATTAGAAAAAGATTCAAAAGTTAAAGAGAAGCTTATCGCTTCTCTGCTTTATTTAAAATAATGATAGGAGCCTCGTTAAAGGTTACTTAATCACCTTGTTTAAAACTGGCTATTAGATATTTTTTAATATGACCTATGTGGAATAGTGAGATTACAGTAGATATTAAAACTGGAATGAAGTAATAGACAACCCTATATATTAAGGTTGATAAAACACTAAGTTCTTTAGGAACTTCTAAAGAACTTAGTGCTAATATTACTATAATATCAAAAGCTCCAACTCCACCTGGAATCATACTCACTAATCCTGCAATAGCAGCAGTAATGAATACCATAATTGTATCAACGAAGGAAATATCAACGTTTAAAGTCATTAAAATAAAATGAAATAGGATGCTAGCACACGAGAATTCGATTGCTGAAATAAGTGTGAACTTAATACCTAGCAGTCTCTTGTTGGCCTCAATTGGTTTAATATAAGTATATAATATAAAGATTGGTAAAAAAACATTTGCTGCAATAACCAAAATTAAGCTCCAACTATTTGAGAACATTCCTACTTGTTGTATATCATCATACTTAAAAGTAACTATATAACTTAATAAACTTAAACCACTTAACATAGAAACTAACATCAGTGATACGTATTTATATAGAAGACTTTTACTACTAAAATAAGGTTTATATATGTAAATTCGTGCGCCAGCGCCGATAAAACCACCTAAACCTAATAAATTATTGAATGAATTAATAACATAACTTACACTGAAGAGCTTTAAATTACTAATTTTAAGTCTCATAGTTCTTTTTAAGAGTAAATCATAAAAACATAACACGCTTACCGCGAAAGAACCAAAAATAATAATGTAAAGCAATTGTGTGGAATCAACTTTATTATAATAAGAAATTAAATTGTCAAAATTTATACCTTTTAATTCTTTATACATTTTAAAAGAAATAAAAAAGAGAAGTAAGCTTACTAGAATAGGCTTCCAGTAACGAAATGAAAATTTCAAATAAAACACTCCTTTCATGAATCATATAATAATATGAATTAAGACAATTTGAAAGTAAAAAGATAATGAGTGTAAAAATAAGCAATATATAATAATGGAGGGTTAAGATGAGTGACACAATATATGATATTAAACCAGGAACATTTAAATATATTGAATCAGAAATATATAATTTAAATGAGAATAAAAAAGAAATAAAAAGATTGAGGTTGGAAATACTTAATCCAACGAAGGAACAAGATTCCAATATTGTATATGGACCATTACAAAAAGGCGAACCAGTTAGAACAACTGAACTAATGGCAACTAGATTATTAACTAATAAGATGTTACGAAACCTTGAAGAAATGGTCGAAGCAGTTGAGAGTGAATACTTAAAGTTGCCTGAAGATCATAAGAAAGTAATAAGGCTCAAGTATTGGAATAAAGAAAAGAAGTTAAAGATGGAACAGATAGGACATGAATGCCATATGCATCGTAATACTGTTACTACTATACGAAAGAACTTTGTTAAAGCGGTAGCGTATCATGCAGGTATCAAATAACATTGTGCAAAGATTGTGCAAAAGGCCTACAAATCTGTAGTAATATGATAGTATCGGAAAGATGTATAAAGTTATCTAAAAGTTATACGACACAAGTACACGAGGCGCATTGCTATGCGGTGTGTCTTTTGTTATGCAATCAAAGAGGTGTAAGAGATGACTAAGCATAATAACATTTATAAGCATGGTCGTAAGTCATATCAATACGATTGGTTCTATCATTCAAAAGCATGGAAGAGGTTAAGAGAGATAGCATTAGATAGAGATAATTATCTTTGTCAAATGTGTTTACGTGAAGATATTGTAACAGATGCAAACATTGTGCATCACATTATTTATGTTGATGAAGATTTTAACAAAGCTTTAGACCTAGATAATCTAATGTCAGTTTGTTATAGCTGTCATAACAAAATTCATGCAAATGATAATGAAAAAAGTAATCTTAAGAAAATTAGGGTATTAAAAATTTAAATAAAAAATTAATTTTTTTATATCCCCCTGTCCATCGGCTTAAAATGTTTTTTTCGCCGGGTACCGGCGGGGGCCCTTCGCTTGCAACGCGGATAAACTTTTATGAAAGGGGGTCTTTATATGAAATTAACAAAAAAACAGCTAAAAGAATATATAGAGGATTACAAAAAATCTGATGACATATTAATTAACTTGTATATAGAAACATATGAATTTTATTGTCGATTAAGAGATGAACTTAAAAAAAGTGATTTGATGATAGAGCATACAAACAAGGCTGGTGCGAGCAATATTGTTAAGAATCCGTTAAGCATAGAACTGACAAAAACAGTTCAAACACTAAATAACTTACTCAAGTCTATGGGTTTAACAGCAGCACAAAGGAAAAAGATAGTTCAAGAAGAAGGTGGATTTGGTGACTATTAAAGTTTTAAATGAACCTTCACCAAAACTATTAACAACTTGGTATGCAGAGCAAGTCAGTCAAGGGAAAATAAAAACAAGCAAATATGTTAAAAAAGAATGTGAAAGACACCTTAGATATCTAGAAAATGGAGGTAAATGGGTATTTGATGAAGAATTAGCTCATCGTCCTATTCGATTCATAGAAAAGTTTTGTAAACCTTCCAAAGGATCTAAACGTCAACTTGTATTACAGCCATGGCAACATTTTATTATCGGCAGTTTGTTTGGTTGGGTTCATAAAGAGACGAAACTGCGGCGCTTTAGAGAAGCGCTTATTTTTATGGGGCGAAAGAATGGTAAAACAACAACCATTTCAGGAGTGGCCAACTATGGAGTGTCTCAAGATGGAGAAAATGGTGCAGAAATTCATTTGTTAGCGAATGTAATGAAACAAGCGAGGATTCTATTTGATGAATCTAAGGCGATGATTAAAGCAAGCCCAATACTCTCTAGAGAATTTAGACCTCTAAGAGATGAAATCCATTACGATAAAACGATATCAAAAATTATGCCTCAAGCTTCAGATAGTGATAAATTAGATGGTTTGAATACCCACATGGGTATTTTTTGATGAAATTCATGAATTTAAAGATTATAAACTAATATCTGTAATTAAAAACTCAAGAGCGGCAAGGTTACAACCTCTTCTTATCTACATTACAACAGCGGGTTACCAATTAGATGGTCCACTCGTTGACATGGTTGAAATGGGACGTGACATATTAGACGGTGTCATAGAAGATGAAAGAACTTTTTACTATTTAGCTTCTCTCGATGATGACGATGACATAAATGATTCGTCAAACTGGATAAAAGCAAATCCCAACTTAGGTGTCTCTATAGATTTAGAAGAAATGAAAGAAGAGTGGAAAAAAGCTAAGAGAACACCAGCTGAACGTGGAGATTTTATAACCAAAAGATTTAATATCTTTGCCAATAATGACGAGATGAGTTTTATTGATTACCCAACACTTCAAAAAAATAATGAAACTGTTTCTTTAGAAGAGCTGGAAGGCAGGCCGTGCACGATTGGGTATGATTTATCAGAAACTGAGGACTTCACAGCCGCGTGTGCTACTTTTGCGTTAGAGAATGGTAAGGTTGCTGTTCTATCTCACTCATGGATTCCTAAGTATAAAGTTGAGTATTCTAACGAAAAAATACCATATAGAGAATGGGAAGAAGACGGATTACTAACAATACAAGATAAGCCTTATGTAGACTACCAAGATGTTTTAAATTGGATAATAAAGATGAATGAGCATTATGTTGTGGAAAAAATCACTTATGATAGAGCAAATGCTTTTAAATTAAATCAGGAGTTAAAGAATTATGGATTTGAAACAGAAGAAACAAGACAAGGGGCTTTGACCTTGAGCCCTGCATTGAAGGATCTAAAAGAAATGTTTTTAGATGGGAAAATAATATTTAATAATAACCCTTTAATGAAATGGTATATCAATAATGTTCAGTTGAAACTAGACAGAAACGGAAACTGGTTGCCGTCTAAGCAAAGCAGATATCGTAAAATAGATGGTTTTGCAGCATTTTTAAACACATATACAGATATTATGAATAAAGTTGTTTCTGATAGTGGTGAAGGAAACATAGAGTTTATTAGTATTAAAGACATAATGCGTTAAGGAGGTGAATGTTATCGCAAAAGAGAATATTGTCACACGCATAAAGAAAAAATTGATAGACAATTGGATTGATCAGTCAACTTCTAAACTTTATGACTTTAGCCCATGGAAATATAAATCTTTTTGGGGTGTAATTAATAATACGCTTGAAACTAATGAAACGATATTTTCAGCTATTACAAAGTTATCTAATTCGATGGCTAGTTTGCCCTTGAAAATGTATGAAGATTATAAAGTAGTTAATACAGAAGTATCTGATTTACTTACAGTGTCACCGAATAATTCTCTGAGCAGTTTTGATTTTATTAATCAAATTGAAACAATCAGAAATGAAAAAGGCAATGCATATGTGCTAATTGAACGAGACATCTATCATCAACCATCAAAGCTTTTCTTATTAAATCCAGATGTTGTTGAAATGTTAATTGAAAACCAATCACGTGAACTTTATTATTCCATTCATGCTGCAACTGGAAATAAATTGATTGTTCATAATATGGACATGTTGCATTTTAAACACATCGTGGCATCTAATATGGTGCAAGGCATTAGTCCGATTGATGTGTTGAAGAATACAACTGATTTTGATAATGCAGTAAGAACCTTTAATCTTACAGAAATGCAAAAACCTGATTCTTTCATGCTTAAATATGGTTCCAATGTAGGTAAAGAAAAAAGGCAGCAAGTGTTAGAAGATTTCAAACAGTACTATGAAGAAAACGGAGGAATATTATTCCAAGAGCCTGGTGTTGAAATAGAACCGTTACCTAAAAAATATGTCTCTGAAGATATAGTGGCAAGCGAGAATTTAACAAGAGAAAGAGTAGCTAACGTTTTTCAATTGCCCTCAGTATTCTTAAATGCAAGATCAAATACAAATTTCGCGAAAAATGAAGAGTTAAACAGATTTTACTTGCAGCATACCTTATTGCCAATCGTCAAACAGTACGAAGAAGAATTTAATCGGAAACTACTTACTAAAACAGACAGAGAAAAAAATAGGTATTTTAAATTTAACGTTAAATCTTATTTAAGGGCTGATAGTGCAACACAAGCAGAAGTTTACTTTAAAGCAGTTCGTAGTGGGTACTATACTATAAATGACATTAGAGAGTGGGAAGATTTACCACCAGTTGAAGGTGGAGATAAGCCACTAATAAGCGGAGATTTATACCCAATTGACACGCCACTTGAATTAAGAAAATCTTTGAAAGGTGGTGATGAAAATGTCAATGAAAGCTAAGTATTTTCAAATGAAAAGAAAATCAAAAAGTAAAGGTGAAATATTTATTTATGGTGATATTGTAAGTGATAAATGGTTTGAAAGTGATGTAACTGCTACAGATTTCAAAAATAAACTAGATGAACTAGGAGACATCAGTGAAATAGATGTTCATATAAATTCATCTGGAGGCAGTGTGTTTGAAGGACATGCAATATACAATATGCTAAAAATGCATCCTGCAAAAATTAATATCTATGTCGATGCCTTAGCGGCATCAATTGCTAGTGTTATCGCTATGAGCGGTGACGCTATTTTTATGCACAAAAATAGTTTTTTAATGATTCATAATTCATGGGTTATGACTGTAGGTAATGCAGAAGAATTAAGAAAGACAGCGGATTTACTTGAAAAAACAGATGCTGTTAGTAATTCAGCGTATTTAGATAAAGCAAAAGATTTAGATCAAGAACACTTAAAACAGATGTTAGATGCAGAAACTTGGCTTACTGCAGAAGAAGCCTTGTCTTTCGGCTTGATAGATGAAATTTTAGGAGCTAATGAAATAGCTGCTAGTATCTCTAAAGAGCAATATAAGCGTTTCGAGAACGTCCCGGAAGATTTAAAGAAAGATGTAGACAAAATCACTAAAATTGATGATGTAGATACATCTGAATTGGTTGAAACACCTAAAGAAAGTATGTCACTAGAAGAAAAAGAAAAAAGAGAAAAAATTAAACGCGAATGCGAAATTTTAAAGATGACAATGAATTATTAGGAGGAAATGAAATGCCGACATTATATGAATTAAAACAATCCTTAGGTATGATTGGACAACAATTAAAAAATAAAAATGATGAATTGAGTCAGAAAGCAACAGATCCAAATATTGATATGGAAGACATCAAACAACTAGAAACAGAAAAAGCAGGTTTACAACAAAGATTCAACATTGTTGAAAGACAAGTGCAAGACATTGAAGAGAAAGAAAAAGCGAAAGTTAAAGACACAGGAGAAGCTTATCAGTCTTTAAATGATAATGAGAAGATGGTTAAAGCTAAGGCAGAGTTTTATCGTCACGCGATTTTACCAAATGAATTTGAAAAACCTTCAATGGAGGCACAACGTTTATTACATGCTTTACCAACAGGTAATGATTCAGGTGGAGATAAGCTCTTACCAAAAACACTTTCTAAAGAAATTGTTTCAGAACCATTTGCTAAAAACCAATTACGTGAAAAAGCGCGTTTAACTAATATTAAAGGTTTAGAAATTCCTAGAGTTTCTTATACTTTAGATGACGACGACTTTATCACTGACGTAGAGACTGCTAAGGAATTAAAATTAAAAGGAGATACGGTTAAGTTCGCTACTAATAAATTTAAAGTGTTTGCTGCAATTTCCGATACTGTTATTCACGGTTCAGATGTAGAATTGGTAAATTGGGTTGAAAACGCATTACAATCTGGTTTGGCAGCTAAAGAGCGTAAAGATGCCTTAGCAGTAAGTCCTAAATCTGGATTAGAACACATGTCATTTTATAATGGATCTGTTAAAGAAGTTGAAGGAGCAGACATGTATGATGCTATTATTAACGCTTTAGCAGATTTACATGAAGATTATCGTGATAACGCAACAATTTATATGCGATATGCTGATTATGTCAAAATTATTAGTGTTCTTTCAAATGGAACAACAAATTTCTTTGACACACCAGCAGAAAAAGTATTTGGCAAACCAGTAGTATTTACAGATGCAGCAGTTAAGCCTATTGTTGGAGATTTCAATTATTTTGGAATTAACTACGATAGCACAACTTATGACACTGATAAAGATGTTAAAAAAGGCGAATATTTGTTTGTATTAACAGCATGGTATAATCAGCAACGTACATTAGACAGTGCATTCAGAATTGCAAAAGCAAAAGAAAATACAGGTTCATTACCCAGCTAAGCCCCAAAAGGTTAATGTAACAGCTAAGGCTAAATCAGCTGTAATATCAGCCGAATAGGGGTGGTGAAATGAGTTTAGAAGAAATTAAATTGTGGTTGAGAATTGACTATAATTTCGAAAATGATTTAATTGAAGGTCTCATTCAATCGGCTAAGTCTGAATTACTATTAAGTGGGGTTCCAGATTATGACAAAGATGACTTGGAATACCCGCTTTTTTGTACAGCGATTAAATATATCATTGCAAGAGATTATGAAAGTCGTGGGTACTCAAATGACCAATCTAGAAGCAAGGTGTTTAATGAAAAAGGATTGCAAAAAATGATTTTGAAATTAAAAAAGTGGTAGGTGATTTTTAAATGGAATTTAATGAATTTAAAGATCGAGCGTATTTTTTTCAATATATAAACAAAGGACCATATCCAGATGAAGAGGAAAAAATGAAATTGTATAGTTGCTTTTGTAAAATTTATAATCCTTCTATGAAAGATAGAGAAATTTTAAAAGCGACTGAATCAAAATCAGGATTAACCATAATTGTCAGGTCTTCTAAAACTGAATATCTACCACAAACAAATCACTTAGTTAAAATTGACAGTGCATTATATTCCGATAAATTATTCAACATTGAAGAAATAAGAATTGACACACCAGATATTGGCTATAATACAGTGGTTTTATCAGAAAAATGAGTGTAGAAATTAAAGGAATACCTGAAGTGTTGAAGAAATTAGAATCGGTATACGGTAAACAAGCAATGCAAGCTAAGAGTGATAGAGCTTTAAATGAAGCATCTGAATTTTTTATAAAGGCTTTAAAGAAGGAATTCGAGAGTTTTAAAGATACGGGTGCTAGTATAGAAGAAATGACTAAATCTAAGCCTTATACAAAAGTTGGCAGTCAAGAAAGGGCTGTTTTAATTGAATGGGTAGGCCCTATGAATCGCAAACACATTATTCACTTAAATGAACACGGTTATACAAGAGATGGTAAAAAGTATACACCAAGAGGTTTTGGAGTTATTGCAAAAACATTAGCTGCTAGTGAACGGAAGTATAGAGAAATTATAAAAAAGGAGTTGACCAGATAAATGAATATATTAAACACCGTAAAAGGAATTTTATTATCTGATGCAGAGCTCCAAACATATATAAATTCTAGAATATACTATTATAAAGTCACTGAAAATGCTGAAACTTCCAAACCTTTTGTTGTTATTACACCTGTTTATGATTTACCTTCAGACTTTATGTCTGATAAATATCTTAGTGAAGAATACTTAATTCAAATAGATGTAGAATCTTCAAATCATCAGAAAACAATTGATGTAACAAAACGAATAAGATACCTGTTATATCAACAAAATTTAATTCAAGCATCAAGTCAGTTAGATGCTTATTTTGAAGAAACTAAACGTTATGTGATGTCGAGACGTTATCAAGGCATACCAAAAAATATATATTATAAAAATCAGCGCATCGAATAGGTGTGCTTTTTAATTTTTAAGGAGGAAATAAGCAATGGCAGAAGGACAAGGTTCTTATAAAGTAGGTTTTAAAAGATTATACGTTGGAGTTTTTAACCCAGAAGCAACAAAAGTAGTTAAACGCATGACATGGGAAGATGAAAAAGGTGGTACAGTTGATCTAAATATCACAGGTTTAGCACCAGATTTAGTAGATATGTTTGCATCTAACAAACGTGTTTGGATGAAAAAACAAGGTACTAATGAAGTTAAGTCTGACATGAGTATTTTTAACATTCCAAGTGAAGATTTAAATACAGTTATTGGTCGAACTAAAGATAAAAATGGTACATCTTGGGTAGGAGAGAATACAAGAGCACCATACGTAACAGTTATTGGAGAATCCGAAGATGGTTTAACAGGTCAACCAGTGTACGTTGCGCTACTTAAAGGTACTTTTAGCTTGGATTCAATTGAATTTAAAACACGAGGAGAAAAAGCAGAAGCACCAGAGCCAACAAAATTAACTGGTGACTGGATGAACAGAAAAGTTGATGTTGATGGTACTCCACAAGGTATTGTATACGGGTATCATGAAGGTAAAGAAGGAGAAGCAGAATTCTTCAAAAAGGTATTCGTTGGATACACTGACAGTGGAGAACATTCTGATGATTCTTTAGGTTCATTACCCAGCTAATCCCCAAAATGTTGAAGTTTCAGTTAATTCGAAATCTGCAACAGTTTCAGCAGAATAGGGGCTTTCAAAAAATTCAAAAGGAGATTAATATATGACTAAAACTTTAAAGGTTTATAAAGGAGATGACGTCGTAGCCTCTGAGCAAGGCGAAGGCAAAGTATCTGTAACTTTATCTAATTTAGATGCTGATACAACTTATCCAAAAGGAACTTACCAAGTGTCGTGGGGAGAAAACGGTAAAGAATCTAGTAAAGTTGATGTACCTCAATTCAAAACCAATCCAATTCTAGTCTCAGGCGTATCATTTACACCAGAAACTAAATCAATTACGGTAAATACCGATGACAATGTTGAGCCAAACATTGCACCAAGTACAGCAACGAATAAAACATTGAAATATACAAGTGAACATCCAGAGTTTGTTACTGTTGATGAAAGAACAGGAGCAATTCACGGTGTGGCTGAGGGAACTTCAATTGTCACTGCAACGTCTACTGATGGAAGTGATAAGTCTGGTCAGATTACAGTGACAGTAACAAACGGGTAGTGATTTAAGGCGCAGTATATCTGCGTCTTTTTTATTTGAATAAAAGGAGCTAATACAATGATTAAATTTGAAATTAAAGACCGTAAAACAGGAAAAACAGAGAGCTATACAAAAGAAGATGTAACAATGGGCGAAGCAGAAAAATGCTATGAGTATTTAGAATTAGTAAATCAAGAGAATAAAAAAGAAGCACCTAACGCAACAAAAATGAGACAAAAAGAGCGACAGTTATTAGTAGATTTATTTAAAGATGAAGGATTGACTGAAGAAGATGTTCTGAACAAGATGAGTACTAAAACTTATACAAAAGCCTTACAAGATATATTTCGAGAAATCAATGGGGAAGATGAAGAAACTTCAGAAACTGAACCAGAAGAGATGGGAAAGACAGAAAAACAATCTCAATAAAAGATATTTTATCGAACATTAAAAAAATACAACGTTTTTGCATGGAACAGTACGGTTGGACATTAACTGAAGTTAGAGACCAGCCATACTTAAAGTTGTTAGAAATACTTAATGAAGATAATGATGAAGAGTCAGAAGACAAACAAAGCGAACAAAAGGTAATCACAGGAACGGATTTAAGGAAGCTTTTTGGAAGCTAGAAAGGAGGTTAATATGAATGAAAAAGTAGAAGGCATGACCTTGGAGCTGAAATTAGACCATTTAGGTGTCCAAGAAGGCATGAAAGGTTTAAAGCGACAATTAGGTGTTGTTAATAGTGAAATGAAAGCTAATCTGTCAGCATTTGATAAGTCTGAAAAATCAATGGAAAAGTATCAGGCGAGAATTAAGGGGTTAAATGATAAGCTTAAAGTTCAAAAAAAGATGTATTCTCAAGTAGAAGATGAGCTTAAACAAGTTAACGCTAATTACCAAAAAGCTAAATCTAGTGTAAAAGATGTTGAGAAAGCATATTTAAAGCTAGTAGAAGCTAATAAAAAAGAAAAATTAGCTCTTGATAAATCTAAAGAAGCCTTAAAATCATCGAATACAGAACTTAAAAAAGCTGAAAATCAATATAAACGTACAAATCAACGTAAACAAGATGCGTATCAAAAACTTAAACAGTTGAGAGATGCAGAACAAAAGCTTAAGAATAGTAACCAAGCTACTACTGCACAACTAAAAAGAGCAAGTGACGCAGTACAGAAGCAGTCCGCTAAGCATAAAGAACTTGTTGAACAATATAAACAAGAAGGCAATCAAGTTCAAAAACTAAAAGTGCAAAATGACAATCTTTCAAAATCAAATGATAAAATTGAAAGTTCTTACGCTAAAACTAATACTAAGTTAAAGCAAACAGAAAAAGAATTTAATGATTTAAACAATACTATTAAGAATCATAGTGCTAATGTCGCAAAAGCTGAAACAGCTGTTAATAAAGAAAAAGCTGCTTTAAATAATTTGGAGCGTTCAATAGATAAAGCTTCATCCGAAATAAAGACTTTTAACAAAGAACAAATGATAGCTCAAAGTCATTTCGGTAAACTTGCAAGTCAAGCGGATGTCATGTCAAAGAAATTTAGTTCTATTGGAGACAAAATGACTTCCCTGGGACGTACAATGACGATGGGCGTATCTACACCGATTACTTTAGGGTTAGGTGCAGCATTAAAAACGAGTGCAGACTTTGAAGGGCAAATGTCTCGAGTTGGAGCGATTGCGCAAGCAAGCAGTAAAGACTTAAAAAGCATGTCTAATCAAGCAGTTGACTTAGGAGCTAAAACAAGTAAAAGTGCTAACGAAGTTGCTAAAGGTATGGAAGAATTGGCAGCTTTAGGCTTTAATGCCAAACAAACAATGGAGGCTATGCCGGGTGTTATCAGTGCAGCAGAAGCAAGTGGTGCAGAAATGGCTACAACTGCAACTGTAATGGCATCAGCAATTAATTCTTTCGGTTTAAAAGCATCTGATGCAAACCATGTTGCTGATTTACTTGCGAGATCAGCTAATGACAGTGCTGCAGATATTCAATACATGGGAGATGCATTAAAATATGCAGGTACTCCAGCAAAAGCATTAGGTGTTTCAATAGAGGACACTTCTGCAGCAATTGAAGTTTTATCTAACTCAGGTTTAGAGGGGTCTCAAGCAGGTACTGCCTTAAGAGCTTCTTTTATTAGGCTAGCTAATCCAAGCAAAAGTACAGCTAAAGAAATGGAAAAATTGGGGATTCATTTGTCTGACGCTAAAGGTGAATTTGTTGGTATGGGCGAATTAATCAGACAATTCCAAGATAACATGAAAGGCATGACGCGAGAACAAAAACTAGCTACAGTGGCTACTGTAGTTGGTACTGAAGCAGCCAGTGGATTTTTAGCCTTGATTGAAGCGGGACCAGATAAAATTAATAGCTATAGTAAATCTTTAAAGAACTCTAATGGTGAAAGTAAAAAAGCAGCGGATTTGATGAAAGATAACCTCAAAGGCGCTCTGGAACAATTAGGTGGCGCTTTTGAATCGTTAGCAATTGAAGTTGGTAAAGATTTAACGCCTATGATTAGAGCAGGTGCGGAAGGATTAACAAAATTAGTTGATGGATTTACACATCTTCCTGGTTGGGTTAGAAAGGCTTCGTTAGGTTTAGCGATTTTTGGTGCATCTATTGGCCCTGCTGTTCTTGCTGGTGGCTTATTAATACGTGCAGTTGGAAGCGCGGCTAAAGGCTATGCATCATTAAATAGACGCATTGCTGAAAATACAATTCTTTCTAATACCAATTCAAAAGCAATGAAATCTTTAGGTCTTCAAACATTATTTCTTGGCTCTACAACAGGAAAAACGTCAAAAGGCTTTAAAGGGTTAGCCGGAGCTATGATGTTTAATTTAAAACCTATAAATGTTTTGAAAAATTCTGCAAAGCTAGCGATTTTACCATTCAAACTTTTGAAAAACGGTTTAGGATTAGCTGCAAAATCTTTATTTGCAGTAAGTGGAGGCGCAAGATTTGCTGGTGCAGCCTTAAGGTTTTTAACAGGACCTATAGGTGCTACAATAACTGCTATTACAATTGCTTATAAAGTTTTTAAAACCGCATATGATCGTGTGGAATGGTTCAGAAAAGGTATTAACGGTTTAGGAGAAACTATAAAGTTTTTTGGTGGTAAAATCATCGGCGGTGCTGTTAGAAAGCTCGGAGAGTTTAAAAACTATCTTGGAGGTATAGGCAAAAGCTTCAAAGAAAAGTTTTCAAAGGATATGAAAGATGGTTATAAATCTTTGAGTGACGATGACCTTCTGAAAGTAGGAGTCAACAAGTTTAAAGGATTTATGCAAACCATGGGCACAGCTTCTAAGAAGGCATCTGATACTGTAAAAGTGCTAGGAAAAGGTGTTTCAAAAGAAACAGAAAAAGCTTTAGAAAAATACGTACACTATTCTGAAGAAAACAACAGAATCATGGAAAAAGTACGTTTAAACTCGGGTCAGATTTCAGAAGACAAAGCAAAAAAACTTTTGAAAATTGAAACGGATTTATCTAATAACCTTATAGCTGAAATAGAAAAAAGAAATAAAAAGGAACTCGAAAAAACTCAAGAACTTATTGATAAGTATAGTGCATTCGATGAACAAGAAAAGCAAAACATTTTAACTAGAACTAAAGAAAAAAATGACTTGCGAATTAAAAAAGAGCAAGAACTCAATCAGAAAATCAAAGAATTGAAAGAAAAAGTTTTAAGTGATGGTCAGATTTCAGAAAATGAAAGAAAAGAAATTGAAAAGCTTGAAAATCAAAGACGTGACATCACTGTTAAAGAATTGAGTAAGACTGAAAAAGAGCAAGAGCGTATTTTAGTAAGAATGCAAAGAAACAGAAATGCTTATTCAATAGACAAAGCGAGCAAAGCAATTAAAGAAGCAGAAAAAGCAAGAAAAGCAAGAAAAAAAGAAGTGGATAAGCAGTATGAAGATGATGTCATTGCTATAAAAAATAACGTCAACCTTTCTAAGTCTGAAAAAGATAAATTGTTAGCTATTGCTGATCAAAGACATAAGGATGAAGTAAGAAAGGCAAAATCTAAAAAAGATGCTGTAGTAGACGTTGTTAAAAAGCAAAATAAAGATATTGATAAAGAAATGGATTTATCCAGTGGACGTGTATATAAAAATACTGAAAAGTGGTGGAATGGTCTTAAAAGTTGGTGGTCTAACTTCAGAGAAGACCAAAAGAAGAAAAGTGATAAATACGCTAAAGAACAAGAAGAAACAGCTCGTAGAAACAGAGAAAATATAAAGAAATGGTTTGGAAAAGCTTGGGATGGCGTAAAAACTAAAACAGGCGAAGCATTTAGTAAAATGGGCAGAAATGCTAATCATTTTGGCGGCGAAATGAAAAAAAATGTGGAGTGGAATCAAAGGAATTCCAAGCAAATTAAGTTCAAGTTGGAGCTCAGCCAAAAGTTCTGTAGGATATCACACTAAGGCTATAGCTAATAGTACTGGTAAATGGTTTGGAAAAGCTTGGCAATCTGTTAAGTCGACAACAGGAAGTATTTACAATCAAACTAAGCAAAAGTATTCAGATGCCTCAGATAAAGCTTGGGCGCATTCAAAATCTATTTGGAGAGGTACATCAAAATGGTTTAGCAATGCATATAAAAGTGCAAAGGGCTGGCTAACGGATATGGCTAATAAATCGCGCTCGAAATGGGATAATATTTCTAGTACAGCATGGTCGAATGCAAAATCCGTTTGGAAAGGAACATCGAAATGGTTTAGTAGCTCATACAAATCTTTAAAAGGTTGGACTGGGGATATGTATTCAAGAGCCCACGATCGTTTTGATGCAATTTCAAGTTCCGCATGGTCTAACGCTAAATCAGTATTTAATGGTTTTAGAAAATGGCTATCAAAAACATATGATTGGATTAGAGATATTGGTAAAGACATGGGAAGAGCTGCGGCTGATTTAGGTAAAAATGTTGCTAATAAAGCTATTGGCGGTTTGAATAGCATGATTGGCGGTATTAATAAAATATCTAAAGCCATTACTGATAAAAATCTCATCAAGCCAATACATACATTGTCTACTGGTACTTTAGCAGGAAAGGGTGTAGCTACCGATAATTCGGGAGCATTAACGCAACCGACATTTGCTGTATTAAATGATAGAGGTTCTGGAAATGCCCCAGGCGGTGGAGTTCAAGAAGTAATTCACAGGGCTGACGGAACATTCCATGCACCCCAAGGACGAGATGTGGTTGTTCCACTAGGAGTTGGAGATAGTGTAATAAATGCCAATGACACTCTGAAGTTACAGCGGATGGGTGTTTTGCCAAAATTCCATGGTGGTACGAAAAAGAAAAAATGGATGGAACAAGTTACTGAAAATCTTGGTAAAAAAGCAGGGGACTTCGGTTCTAAAGCTAAAAACACAGCTCATAATATCAAAAAAGGTGCAGAAGAAATGGTTGAAGCCGCAGGCGATAAAATCAAAGATGGTGCATCTTGGTTAGGCGATAAAATCGGCGATGTGTGGGATTATGTACAACATCCAGGGAAACTAGTAAATAAAGTAATGTCAGGTTTAAATATTAATTTTGGAGGTGGAGCTAACGCTACAGTAAAAATTGCTAAAGGCGCGTACTCATTGCTCAAAAAGAAATTAGTAGACAAAGTAAAATCGTGGTTTGAAGATTTTGGTGGCGGAGGCGATGGAAGCTATCTATTTGACCATCCAATTTGGCAAAGGTTTGGGAGTTACACAGGTGGACTTAACTTTAATGGCGGTCGTCACTATGGTATCGACTTTGGTATGCCTACAGGAACGAACATTTATGCTGTTAAAGGCGGTATAGCTGATAAAGTATGGACTGATTACGGTGGCGGTAATTCTATACAAATTAAGACCGGTGCTAACGAATGGAATTGGTATATGCATTTATCTAAGCAATTAGCAAGACAAGGCCAACGTATTAAAGCTGGTCAACTAATAGGAAAATCCGGTGCTACAGGTAATTTCGTTAGAGGAGCACACTTACATTTCCAATTGATGCAAGGGTCGCACCCTGGCAATGATACAGCTAAAGACCCTATGAAATGGTTGAAGTCACTTAAAGGTGGCGGTGGCAAGGTCGGCGGAAGCGGATATGAGAATGCAAAAAGAGCTATTCTCAGAGCACAATCAATTTTAGGTGGACGATATAGATCTGACTATATCACTACTCAGATGTTAAGAGTAGCCAAGCGTGAAAGTAACTATCAGGCAGATGCTATTAACAACTGGGATTCCAACGCAAGAGCAGGTACACCGTCTAAAGGTATGTTCCAAATGATTGAACCTTCATTTAGAGCTTTTGCTAAGCCAGGACATGGAAATATTTATAATCCTACTGATGAGGCGATTTCAGCTATGAAATACATTGTTGCTAAGTACGGTTGGGGAGGCTTTAAACGCGCAGGAGATTATGCCTATGCGAATGGAGGTCTTATAACTAAACATCAAATCGCTGAAGTGGGGGAAGGAGATAAACCAGAAATGGTTATTCCGTTGACACGACGCAAAAGAGCAATGCAATTAACTGAACAGGTTATGCGCATCATTGGTATGGATGGCAAGCAAAATAACATCACTGTAAATAATGATACTTCTACGGTTGAAAAATTGTTGAAACAAATTGTTATGCTAACGGATAAAGGAAATAAATTAACAGATGCATTGATTCAAACTGTTTCTTCTCAGGATAATAACTTAAGCTCTAGTGATGCAATTAGAGATTTAGAAAAGGTATTGTCAAAACAAAGTGGACATAGAGTAAATGCAAATAATTATATGGGAGGTTTGACTAATTAATGCAATCTTTTGTAAAAATCATAGATGGTTACAAGGAAGAAGTAATAACAGATTTTAATCAACTTATATTTTTAGATGCAAGGGCTGAAAGTCCTAACACTAATGATAATAGTGTAACTATTAACGGAGTAGATGGTATTTTACCGGGCGCAATTAGTTTTGCGCCTTTTTCATTAGTATTAAGGTTTGGCTATGATGGTATAGATGTTATAGATTTAAATTTATTTGAGCATTGGTTTAGATCTGTATTTAATCGTAGGCATCCTTATTATGTTATTACTTCTCAAATGCCTGGCGTTAAATACGCAGTGAATACAGCTAATGTTACATCTAATTTAAAAGATGGTTCTTCAACTGAAATTGAAGTAAGTTTAAATGTTTATAAAGGATATTCTGAATCAGTTAATTGGACTGATAGCGAGTTCTTATTCGACTCTAATTGGATGTTTGAAAATGGAATTCCTCTTGATTTCACACCTAAATATACTCATACATCAAATCAATTTACTATTTGGAACGGTTCTACTGATACGATAAATCCAAGATTCAAGCACGATTTGAAAATATTAATTAATTTAAATGCGAGTGGAGGATTTGAACTGGTTAACTATACAACAGGTGATATTTTGTCACTTTACTCGATATATGAGAATGACTTTACCTAATAAATGAGAAAAGCAACGCACTATATTAAAATGCGTTGCTTTTTCTATTATCGAATACCTATAACTAAACTATCTCTAGCTGTTTCTACAACTTCTGTACTTATTTTATCTAAACCATTTATATCCATAATTCTGTCTATCTGCGCAAATAAACGATGAATCAGCCTAAAATTCCCTTTTGTAATTTTAATAATCGTCGTTATTGCCTCATAATCAGTAAAGTCTTCGAGTTTTAAATCAAATCCTAAGTCTTGCCACTTATATTCTAATATATGATGCGTCTCATCTTTACTTAGATTATCAAATTCATGCGCAAAACCTATACGCGAATATAGTTGAGGATAACGAGATAGTTTTTTCTCTATACC